CTCTTAAATAGTCTTTGTACCACTCAAGTTTATATTCTATATCATAGTAAACATCAAAAAAATCTTTTCCTAACTCACGGCTATTTATAGCTTGCCTTAAGTCAGGGATCTTGGGTTTGGCTGGAGTTGGTGGCGTTTCAAGAAATAAAAAACCGAAAGGGATTCCTCCAATTTTTGCCAGTTTTTCTGCTGCGGATTTACTTACCACTCCGTTAAGAAATTTATTAATCTTTTTGGGCATGACTTGGTCAGCAAGAGTTTCGATAGAAACTCCTTGAGAATTTGCTATCCAATCAATCATCTTCCTAGACAATTGAAATTCAACCGCTGCCATGTTATCACCTAGTTAAAAAAACCTATTATTCAACAATTATTGTTGTGCACCTGATAGCTAACGTCAAGCCTAATTTATTGCCTTACTACAGTAAGCTGAAAAGCGAAGTGCATAATTTTGTTCTGATTTCTACCCATGCTTTCTATATGTCTGCGGCATGCTCCCGATGACTTTCCCGAAGATGAACACGCGGTTCATCTCGTCTTTCTCGATCGGGTCCCACGGTGAGTAGCTCTTGTTATCAGAGATAACCAGCAGCTTATCCTTCATCATTTGCAGGCGCTTTACATGGGCGGTGTCGTCATACAGAAACGCATAGATACCATCACCGTCGAAAGATTTAACAGTGATATCAACGAACAGAAGATCACCTGGTTCGATCGTTCCTGACATGCTGTCACCGCGTACGTTAATGATGCGGATATTTTCTGCCTTCCTGCCATCGAACATGTGACGAGCATCGTCAAATGAGTACTCAACCGAGCGTAGAACTTCTACAAACTCACGGTTGATGACTCCCGGCCCGGCACTCACTTCTATATCAAGAACGTCAATCTTGAAGTATTTGGGATGGTTGGCAGTAGGCTTCCCTAATTGTTGACCGTCATTTCTCATCGGGCCTATGCCTGATGAGAGCCACTCTGTTCGAACACCCAATGCATTAGCTATTTCAACAATTTTTGTTGAGCCGCGCGCGTTGCCGCTTGTCAGTCTCCAGATTGTGGGTTGAGCTACGCCAGACGCCTTTGCAAGAGCGCCTTGAGACATTCCAGATTGTTCCATCGCTAGGTTTAAGCGATCAGCAAGAGTTTCTTTTTTCATAAGTTTTAATTTATACGCTTGCGTATTGATGGTCAAAACACGTTTTGCTATTGTTATGATTAATACGCATTGCTATTATTTGTTCATTGCAATACCAATAGGAATTGATAATGACAAATCAAACCATTCAACTCGCAATCAGTATTACAGGTAGTCAAAAACGACTGGCAGATCTATGCGGTGTAGCCCAACCCACTGTTTGGCGTTGGCTACACGGTGGCGGAATTGATGCCCGCTATGTAATGAAAATTGTCTCAGCCACTGGTGGAAAGATTAAACCAGCAGATATTCGTCCCGACCTCGCACCATTGTTTAACGCGAGTAATTCTGCCGCCTAAACTGCGGCGTTAACTGATAAGGCAATGACTATGCAACCACTTACATACCAACAGACTAGCGGATTTAGCCCGACTGCGGTGATAAATCGTTCTCAAACAAAACAAGCTCCAGGCCACGAAAAAATCCGTGATGCCGTCCGCGCCTGGTCGGCTGCAGATAATCAGGATGTTGTTGCCGCACTCATTGTGAATGAGTATCGGGAGCAGGGCGGCGGCACCATCGATTTCCCTGATGATGTCAGCCGTGCACGCCAGAAGCTGTTCCGCTTCCTCGATAACAAATTCGATTCTGAAAAATACCGAAATAACGTGCGTGAACTGACCCCGGCAATTCTGGCGGTACTACCGCTGGAATATCGCGGTTACCTGGTTGAGCAGGATAGCTTCATGGCTAGGTTGGCTGAAATGGAAAAGGAACTCAGTGAGGCAAAACAGGCTGTCATTCTCAACGCACCACGCCACCAGAAACTGAAGGAAATTAGTGAAGGTATTGTGTCGATGTTTCGTGTGGACCCAGATCTGGCTGGTCCATTGATGGCGATGGTTACTACCATGCTGGGGGCGATATGACAGGTTCAGAAATGGCGAAAGCCGGTCTGCTGGAACAGAACCGACTTTCAGGTGCAAATCGTAACACACTCATTGCGGGAGGAATTATGGCAAACACTGCTGAGATATTCAATTTTCCAGTGCCGGATGCGGCACAAAAGGAGCCGCGCGTGGCAGATCTCGATGATGGTTATACGCGCATTGCAAATGAGTTGCTGGAAGCTGTGATGCTGGCCGGATTAACACAGCACCAGCTTCTGGTCTTCCTGGCTGTCATGCGCAAAACATATGGCTTTAATAAAAAACTGGATTGGGTGAGCAACGAGCAACTGTCCGAATTGACCGGGATATTGCCGCACAAGTGTTCTGCTGCAAAAAGTGTTCTGGTAAAGCGTGGGATTTTGATTCAGAGCGGGCGGAATATCGGTATTAATAATGTGGTCAGTGAATGGTCAACATTACCCGAATCAGGTAAGAAAAATAAAGTTTACCTGAAAGAGGTAAATTTACCTGAATCAGGTAAGAAAAGTTTACCCAAATCAGGTAAAGGCGTTTACCCGAATAAGGTAAACACAAAAGACAAACTAACAAAAGACAATATAAAATCTTTTTCGTCCGAGAATTCTGGCGAATCCTCTGACCAACCAGAAAACGATCTTCCTGTGGTGAAACCAGATGCTGCAATTCAGAGCGGCAGCAAGTGGGGGACAGCAGAAGACCTGACCGCCGCAGAGTGGATGTTTGACATGGTGAAGACCATCGCGCCATCAGCCAGAAAACCGAATTTTGCAGGGTGGGCTAACGATATCCGCCTGATGCGTGAACGTGACGGACGTAACCACCGCGACATGTGCGTGCTGTTCCGCTGGGCATGCCAGGACAACTTCTGGTCCGGTAACGTGCTAAGTCCGGCCAAACTCCGCGACAAGTGGACCCAGCTCGAAATCAACCGAAACAAGCAACAGGCAGGCGTGACAGCCGGAAAACCAAAACTCGACCTGACGAACACTGACTGGATTTACGGGGTGGAGCTATGAAAAACATCGCCGCACAGATGGTTAATTTTGACCGTGAGCAGATGCGCCGGATCGCCAATAACATGCCGGAACAGTACGACGAAAAGCCGCAGGTACAGCAGGTAGCGCAGATTATCAATGGTGTGTTCAGCCAGTTACTGGCAACTTTCCCGGCGAGCCTGGCTAACCGGGACCAGAATGAACTGAACGAAATCCGCCGCCAGTGGGTTCTGGCTTTCCGGGAAAATGGGATCACCACGATGGAACAGGTTAACGCTGGAATGCGCGTAGCCCGTCGGCAGAATCGACCATTCCTGCCATCACCCGGGCAGTTTGTCGCCTGGTGCCGGGAAGAAGCATCCGTTAACGTCGGGCTGCCAAACGTCAGCGAGCTGGTTGATATGGTCTATGAGTATTGTCGGAAGCGTGGCCTGTATCCAGATGCAGAGTCTTATCCGTGGAAATCAAACGCGCACTACTGGCTGGTTACCAACCTGTACCAGAACATGCGGGCCAATGCGCTTACTGATGCGGAATTACGGCGCAAGGCTGCCGATGAACTGTCCTGTATGACAGCGCGAATTAACCGTGGTGAGGCTATACCTGAACCAGTAAAACAAATCCCTGTCATGGGCGGTAGACCTCTAAATCGTGCACAGGCTCTGGCGAAGATCGCAGAAATCAAAGCTAAGTTTGGGCTGAAAGGAGCAAGGGTATGACGGTCAAAGAGGCAATTATTCATTACCTGGGGACTCATAAGAACTTCTGTGCGCAGGACGTTGCTGCGGTAACAGGCGCAACAGTAACCAGTATAAATCAGGCTGCGGCTAAAATGGCACAGGAAGAAAAGGTGAGCACGAACCTGATTTTTGAGGAGTGTCGGTAGAGTGCCGCGATGAAACGGGTCGTGACGGTAAATGGTAGTTTAAGAGCATGAGATTAGATGCTGTAACAATTAATAAAACTGTGGGGAAAAGTATAATGTGTGATTAAATTTACGTCAAATGAGACCGGATTTGGCAGTGCTTGATGAGTTATGCTGCGGCTTTCTTGAAGATATATACGGCACATGCTTAGGAACACAAGATATAATGACTTTTCGATGATAATATTATTCGTGGTGGGGAGTTTTTTTAAACTGATGGAGAGTATTGATACAGTTATGAGATCTGCTCTTTAGCTCTAGGTTTATGTACTCTACAAGTGTAAGTAAGTTGAGGAATCCATCAGCCGAACAGGTCATACCCTTTAGTGTGTGGAGGGGCACGATGAGAAACCTGAGAAAATTAGTAATGAGAGCAATGAACAGCTACGCTGGCTATGGATATATCAAAGGAGAGAAACATATATGATAAATTATTCACTTAGAGATATTACCGTTAAGTTAATGCTGGTTTTTTGTTAAATTTATTTATAAATCAAGTTGTTGAGGTTTACGGCCCACCTTTTTTGTGAGATGGTATATT